GCAAGGTGCTGGCCGGGCAGGGCATCGGCGCATGGCCGGTGTGTGGGCGCCACGCCGGTGACGGTGGCCGCTCCGTGACGCGGCTGCCGGTGGTATCGGCATCGGCCCCGCGCCACGCTGCCCCGGTGACCACCAATTCCACAATGGCGGCTACTGGGAGGGCTACCCCCGGGCCCGCGCTGACCCCACCGGCGCCGGTGGAAGGGCCGGAGATTCTGATGGGCCCGTTCTTGATGCCGGTGCTGGCCCAACCGACCCCCAAGGGCAGCTACATGGTGTCGGCCGGGGACACCCTGGCCTCGATTGCCGCCGCTGAGCACGTCGCTGACGGGCCGGACGGCACACCGGGCTGGCAGCGTTTGGCCGACGCCAACCGCACCGTGGTGAGCAACCCTGACGTGATCCAGCCAAACTGGGTGCTCGCCCTGCCCACCTGAACGGAGCCCGTGCGTTGACCGATGGTCTAGAAGTGCGGTTCGCCTACCACCCGCCGCGTGATGAGGCGCGTATTCGGGCCCACGAGAAAGTGCGTTACCACTGCTACAAACTGGCCGCCACGCTCGATGAGTTACTGCCGGACGGCCGGGAGAAAGCGCTGGTGATCACCAACCTGGAGCAAGCGATGTTCTGGGGAAACGCTGCGCTGGCCCGCCAGCCGGATGAGGCACCACAAACCTGAATACCGACCGCCGGGAGGCCCTGCTCATGGCAACCTCCCGGCGTTCCCGGCGCAATCCCACCGGTACTCCCAAGTGCGGCAAGGCCACCCAGGGTGGCGCAGGCCCACCCTGTAAGAACTTCCCGATCGTGGGCGGCACGGTCTGCCCCACCCATGGTGGTGCGGCCCCACAGGTCAGGGCCAAGGCTGCCGCGCGCTATGAGGTCATGAAGTGGGGACTGGGCGGGCTCGACACCGACCCGGGCGAGACGCTGCTACGGCTGGTGGCGCAATCCTCGATCCGAGCTCAGCGCTACGCCGAAGAGCTCGCCGAACACATCGCCGAAAAACCCAGCTTGCGCGATGCGCTGGTCGGTGAGGCCTGGGGGGAGGGCGGCAAGACAGGCGAGTTCGTCCGCGGGCTGGCCCAGCTGGAAAGTGCCGAACGGGACCGCTGTGCGAACTTCTGCCGCCTGGCCATCGCCGCCGGACTGGCCGAACGCCAAGTGCGGCTGGCCGAACGCCAAGGCCAGCTGATGACCGATCTTCTGCGCTCGGTCTTGGCCGATCCCACGCTCGGTCTCAGTCCGGCCCAACGTGGTGCCATTCCCGGCATGATTAGACGCCATTTGGAGCTAGCCAAATAGACAATCATCTGGTATAATGCCTGTCCGTCCTTAGGCAAAAGGGAGCAAAAGCCCCTTCTGCTCAAATTAGGCGGAAACATGGCACCAGTGGTTTACCGTCCGGCTCCCTTGTCTAATACGGTGCTGGCCGAGGTGGTGTGCGCCGATTTCGAGCAACGAATAAAGGCCTGCAATGCAGTGATATCCGCCGTCCTCAGTCAGGGGTATCAGGCGTGTCAATCCCCTGCTGAACGCCACGCATGGTGTGAGCGGATAGGTGAGTACTTTCTCGCTTCCCGTAGTGCGTGGCTGGGAATCTGTGCCGATGATGCGGTTCGAGACGCGCAGAGCTCCCCCGCTAGGACTCGAACCTAGAATGGCCGGTATCAAAGACCGGTGGGCTACCAATTACCCTACGAGGGAGCTCCGCCACTAGGATTCGAACCTAGAATTGCTGCGATCAGAACGCAGTGGGCTGCCAGTTACCCTATGGCGGAACCACAATCCTACACCGGCAGGCGGGACACGCTGGCCACCGTGCAGGACACGGCACCGGTAGCTGTGCTGCCGATCAGGTCCACGCTGGCCGTCTGGCCGGGCGCCAGTGAGTTGGTCGCACCGTTGGCTTCGGATACCCGGTTACCGGCCGGATCGTTGAGACTCACGGTGATCATGTAGGACTGCACGGTGGCGGTGTGATTGGTGACCTTGGTTGTCACCTGGGCCATACCGGCCAGTCCACTGGGGGTGCACTGGGCGATCGTGACGTCATGGAGCCCGTCGAGCTCACCGGAGGCCAGCACGCCGTGCGGCATTTCCGGCGCAGCGCTGTGTGATCCGTGCGAGGTGGCAATGCCGATGACGAACAGGACAGCTACCGTGCCGCCCACGATCCACGGCCACCGGCGTTTGGCCTTGGGTGCGGGTGCGACATAAACGGGTGTGGCTGTTGGTGCGAGTGGTTCGGACATGGCGAGCCCATACTTTCTAGAGTGATGCGCGGTTAACGGAACAATCGGTTAAGTAACGGGCCCACCCAGTGCCGGGTGACGGCCCTTCGCACGAGACGCCGACCGAGACGGCCACGGCGGGCAGCCGATACGTCCCCGGTAAGTCTCGATGCCAGATAGAGGGTGCGCTGTAGCTCCCTCAACGGATCTCGTGAGCGTGTCATGCCCGGCATATCGCCACGGTGACTGCCAGCGTTACAGGGGGTTACCGTGTTTGATTTGACCGAGATGGACATTGCCGCGCTGACCTACGCCTGCGATGAACTGGACCCGCCCAAGCCCGACGCGTTCGCCGCTATCGGATTCGAGCCGCTGTGCAAGCCGCGGGTACTGGCCCGCGATGCGGGCACGCCCGAAGACGCACTGCCGGATTTTTGCGGACAATGCCCACAGGAACGCTTCCTGAACCTGCCCGAAGAGAACGTTGACGCGCTCTACGGCGGCGCCGGTGGTGGTGGGAAATCCCAGGCGCTACTGGCCTACGCCATCCGGGCGTGCGTGCGCTACCCCGGCCTGCAGGTGTTCTGGTTTCGCCGATCCTTCCCAGAGCTGAACCAATCCGTGCTGCGCATGCTCGCCCGGTACGGTTACGCCAAGTCCTTAGGGGCCAAATGGGACGGTTCGAAATATGAGCTGCGGTTTCCCGGTGGTGCTATTCTCACGTTCGCCCACGCCAAGAATCTGGAAGAGGCAGGCGCGCTGTCGTCGGCCGAAATCAACCTGCTGATTCTGGACGAACGCACCACCATCAATCCGGAAGTGGTCGAGTTCCTCTACACCCGTGTTCGATCCGGTGTGGTCGGTGTGCCGTGTTTGGGTATTCGCTCAGCCAGTAACCCGGGATTTATCGGCCACGGTGTGGTCAAGGCCGGATGGGTCGAGGCCACCGACTACGGCAAGAACCAGATCATTGACGCCGCGGGCCGGTTGCGGGTGTTCATTCCGGCCAAGGTGTCGGACAACCCGTATGTAAAGAACTATGCCGAAACGCTGAAAGGCATCAGCGACCCGGAATTGCGCCGCCGCATCCTTGACGGTGACTGGGGTGTGATGCCCGATCAGGCGTTCCCGGACTGGAAGCGCGGATATCTGGTGGTGCCCGCCACCATCGAGATCGGTGAGTCCTGGGCACGCCACGGTGGTTACGACTACGGGTGGACCGCTCCGGCGGTGTTCATCGCCGCTGCCCGCGACGCTGACGGGCGGCTGTGGTTCTACCGTGAGCTGTCCATGCGCCAGACCGCGGAGCGCGAGCAGGCCCGCCGGGTGCTGGGCACGGCCAGCGGGGTGCGGGTTATCTCGGCCGACCCCTCGATGTGGGGCAAGTCCGGATCGGCCATGCCCCCGGCCGCGCAGTTCGAGATCGAAGGCTGCCACCTGGAAAAAGGGGATAACGACCGGCTGGGCGGCAAACAGCGCTTTCACACTTACCTGTCCAGTGGCCCGGCGTGCGCCTATCACCGCTCGATCGGCTGGGACATGTGCCCGATGCTGCACGTGCTCGACGGCACCTGTCCGGATCTGTTGCGCACCATGGAGAACCTGCCCCGGGACCGGAATAAGCCCGAAGACGTCGACTCGGCCGCCGAAGACCACTGGTATGACGCGGCGCGCTATCTGTTGATGGGCATCGGTGGCGGTCCGTCATTCCCGTTTATCGGTGATCTGCCGGGCGATTCGGTGATACCGGACCTGATTACTGGAGAGCCATTCGGTTCCGGTTACGCCGTTGTCACTCCACCGGAGGACAACGAGTGGTGGCACAGAGAATCACGAGAAGAGACCACAGCGGGGACCGTGACCACCACGGGAACTACGTTTGTCGACTAGCGGGGAGGACACACGGTGTGGAATCCCCTTAGCTGGCTGCGCTCTACCCCCGTGGCAGAAGCCGAGCCTGCGCAGGCGGCCCCCGCTACTGCCCCGCGTACCGGGTTCGAATACGGCATCCCCACCGGCGGACTCACCGAGTACGACCAGTCCATGGGTGGTGCCACCCAGACCGACCGGCGGTCAATGCTCACCCAGCTCTATGAGAGCTACCTGGCCTGCCCGTGGTCCTGGGCATCGGTCAACGCGATTTCCCGCACCATCACCGCCGGTGGCCTGGCTTTCGACTGGGACAATGACGACGGTGAGGGTGACCAAGACCAACCGGAAAAGCCGCCGGAAGTCTTGGCGTGTGAGAAGTTGTTCAAATTCACCAACCCACGCGAGGACATCCGCCAGTTGATGCGGTCGGTTATCGCCGACCTGCTGGTATTTGGTGACGCGTTTATCGAGATCGTGTGGATGGCTGGTTACCCGGTGGCGTTGTACTCGCTGGACTCGCCGTCCATGAACGTCATTGCCGATGCCCATGGTGAGGTCACCGCCTACGTTCAGTTGACTGACTTCGGCCAGCGCGCGGAGTTCACTCCCAACGAAGTAATACACATCAGCCTGGACTCCCCACGGTCCGGGCTGTTCGGGGTATCGCCCACCCAGGCGGCGCTGCTGCCGATTACGGCATGGCTGTTCGCTGCGGCCACGCTCAAAGAGACATTCCGCAAGGGCAACCCACCCAGTGTCCACGTGGACCACCCGCAATCCATGTCCGAGCCGGAAACCAACCGGTGGACCGCGCGGTACATGCAGCGAAACATCGGCCCACGCAATATCGGCGTGCCGGTGGTCACCCGTGGTGGCGGAACCGTTAAGGATCTGGCGCATTCCCGCATCGATGAGTTCCTACACACGCTCGACCAGAAGCGTGACGAGATCCTCGCAACGTACGGCGTTCCACCTGCAGAGGCAACGGTCATCGAATCTGGCAACCTTGGTGGGGGCACCGGAGAAAGCCAGCGTAAGACCTTCCTGATCAACACGTGTGATCCTATCGCGGCACTCGTTCTCGAGAAGATCAACTATCACCTGATTGTGCTGGGATTCCGCATAGTCGGTTGGCACGTCAAGTTCGGTGAAGTAGACATGCGCGACTCGGAAGTAATCGAACGCATCCGAGACATGCGCATCCGCAACGGCATGTACGTGCTGAACAAAGCCCGCACCGAAATCGGGGAACCACCGGTAGATGGCGGGGATGAGGCGGTGCTGGTCGACCGGCAGAACATAGTGTTGTGGCGGGATATGGGTGCACGCTCCACAGCGGGCATTGCCTTCCAGCTCAAGGGCACCACATTAGAGCCAAGCGCCGAAGATGACGCAGAGCTCGATGGTGAGGCGCCACTGAAGTTGAAAAAGGCACCGCCACCACCCACGCCGCCCCCTCCTATGCTGCATCCGCCGGGTGCGGACCATCCGGAGGACGGAGTGCCGCATAGTCCCAGCCCGGGCGCGGTAGGCGGGGAAACCGCACCGCGCGGTTACCCAGGGCGGCCATTGCGGGAGACATACCGAGGTCGGCTAGCCCGTGCGCTGCGGGAGTTGCCCTGATTACAGGCAACGGCACTACCCGCTGCAACGTCTACGGAAGCACGGGGCAGCCTGCCCCCTCACTGAGGAGATGTTTTGCGTACACAACGATGGATCATCGGTGCAGCGGTCGGGGCCACTGGGATGGTCTTGGCCGCTGTGTTGTCCGGAACGGCCAGTGCTGCCACTGACGCACCTGGGTGCGGTGGCGATGAGAACGCCGGAGCGCACGGTAAGTACTGCGTCGACAAGATTGCCGACGTCAACGCCCGGGTGGGGTCGGTAGTGCATGCCCACGTGGCCATCACCCTGCCCAGCTGCCCAGACGCCACCGCGGCGCTCGTGCAGGCCCGCATCATCGTGGCCGGAGAGAACGGCCACGGCGGCACCATCCGGCGCCTGCATGACGCCCAGGTGGCCAGTGACAAGGCGCACAGCAACGTGACCACGGCGGAGAATGCCGATAGGACAGAAGACGCCAAGGATGCAGCGGCAGTCACTAAAGCCCAGTCCGATCTTGACGCGGCTAATAAAGAATTGGCCGATGCAAATGCATTGCCAGCGGATACAGGCACAGGACACGCCAAGAGCGATGCGGTTGCACTAGCCAATCAGCACGTAACTGCCGCACAGGGCGCGCTTGCTACGGCTAAGGCTGCCAACGCGGGTTCTGGTGCCAAGGAAGCACCGAAAGATGATGAGGATGACGCGGTGGCCCGGACCAAGGCTGAGGCGTTTGACGCTGACAAGCGTCTAAGCGGTGCAACCGACGCCGAAGGCCGGGCAGAGCAGGGCGTGGTCGATGCCGAGCTCGTGATCGGGCAGGCGTGCCCCAAGCCGCCCCCGCCCGCCACGGACACCCCGGCGCCAGCTCAGCCCACTGAGATCATCTACCCGGGTACGTCAGTGGCGGGCCAGCCACCGGCCGCCGGTGACACCACGGTGGAAACCCACCTGCCTGTCACGGGCTGATTTGCCACAGCTCAGTTGATTGCCGCCAACCTCCCGGTGATCGGCTGGTGTCCCGATCTCGTGCGGGCCTCGATCCGGGGGGCCCGCACGAGATTGGAGAGCACAGTGCCCGACGATGACGACGACAACACCCCGGGCTCGATCCAACCGGCGCCAGGTACGCCGGTAGCGCGTGAGCCCGATGACGCACCCGATTTTCCCCTGACTGTTGACCGATTGTCTGCATTGTTGTCCAAGAGGCTGGCGTGAGGCCATTGACGGTGTATAAGGACCGGGATTCCGGTACGTGGTTCTGGTCGTGCCGTCTTCCGTTCTGTGGCGCCAACGATTGGACCCCCGGCGGGCATCCCAAGGCAATGCAGATCGCACACCTGCACCTATCGAAACACCGCAACATTGGATTTGGCCGCGCGTCGCGTAAGTGAAAGAGCACGGAATGAGCGATTACGGCACGTTGGTTTGGACAGCACGTGAGGCCTACGCCGTGGGCTGGGCCCGTTCCGGCGGGCCGCTGACCGACCGCGTGATGATGGGCTGCGCGGTGGCGGTGTCGCTGGCGTGCGAGTCACCCGACGCGCCGGACGTCATCGAGGCCACGTTGAAGCTCGGCAGCTTGGAAGGCACCTGGGCCGCGGTCTACGACCGGCGCGAGCGGCTCTACGCCAAGCACACAGCTGCGGTGACCGTGGCCTACCGGGCGCTGGTCGCCACGCTGGACCCCACAGACGCCATCACCCGGCTGCAGCGGGCCGACCCGGCTACCGAGGCCACCAACGATGATGCAGCGGCCCAGGCTCGCAAGACGGAAATCGCTGCCGCGGCGAGCGCTGAGGCCACCCGTCTGCTGCATGGGATCGTGGATACGAGCTCACCGGAGTACCAAGCCACGGTCGAAGCCATCGCCGGTGCCCTCATCGATGCCCAGGCCGAAGGCGTGGCCGGTGCAGTGGCGGTGCTCGCCCAGCAAACCGGTGTGGTCGGCATTGATTTTGATCTTGCGTTCGCCGACGCGCACGCCGCGCTGGCCCGGCTGGACGACCACTGGGGTGATGCCCGCGGCTGGCTCGGCCGCATCGTGGACGGCAACGCCACGGACCTGGGGCAGGCGTGGTCACGCATTGCTCGTGACGGGGGCGACTTCGAAGAGCTCCGCATCGCCACCAAAGACATCCTTGACGGTGAGGACATCGGCGCGGTGGACACCCTGATCGACCTCGCCATGGGTCAGAGCTTCAGCCGGGGGGCGCTCGCGCTCTACGCCCGGGAAGGCGTCACATCGGTTGAGTTCATCACCGCCGGGGGTACCCGGGTCTGCCCGCTGTGCATGAACGCCGAAGCGGGCAACCCCTGGGCACTGATCGAAGCACCGCACCCGGCGCTGCACCCCTACTGCCGGTGCAACCTCACGCCCACCGCGGACAGCGTCACCTCCCTGGGCGCTAATCTGTCCCGCTATCTGCTGGTGGCGGCATAGATGCTGTCACGGAAATTACGCGAAGCGGCTCAACAACGGGAAGACGATGCGGCGGCACAGGAGTTTGTTGAGTTGCTGTTGCAGGCACTGACGGTTCCGGAAGTCGCGCAAGCAGTCGCTGAAGTGATTGCGCCGCACCTGTACAGGAGCGGGCGAACTGCGTCAATTGCGTTGACGGATCATCCACAGGCTAAGCCTCCTAAGTTTGTGTCGGGCCGCGGCCAGCGATCAGGCCGAGGTCACTGAGTCTACGCATCACCTGTTCGTAGCACGTATCGCACACGGAGTTCTTATCCTCCCCTTGCGGTACGTAGCCGAACTCCACTAAAAACTCGGCGGCAGCCTCTTCCTCCGTCCAGTCCGATTCATACGTGTTTTTACATATTCGACAAGTGAATACGCGGCGCGGCATGTCGCGCATCCTAGCGTGTAAGGGGAACCCGTGGCCAAGACCATCGCGAAGATCACGGGGACCGCGCTACGCCCCGGTATCAGCAAGAACGGCCGACTGTATACGAAAGCACACATTACGTCGGCAGTGGCGCGAGCACAAGCGCGAATAGCTGAAGGCACCCGGCCGATGACAATGCTCACCCACCATTTAGCCGGTGATGATTCCACCCAGATCGTGGGTCGGGTCGATAAATGGTCCGTGGGCCCGGAAGGCGAAGCCCGTTACGAATCATCGGTGGCGGACACACCGCACGGACGCACCATTGCCGCGCTCGCCGATCAGGCCGATGGTCAGCCCTTCCTTAAGAACGTGAGCATTCGCGGCGGCTGGCTCGGTTCGGTGCGCACCGTCCGGGTGGACGGCCAGCCGGTCGAGACCGGAGAAGACCTCGAACTAGACGGGCTCGACTTCACCAAGTCGCCCGGTGTTACCGGTGCCGATATCGACTCGCTGAGTTACACCGACAGTTCGCTGCCCACGGAATCTGCGGGCCGGACCCTGATCTATGAGACGGTGCCGGAGGCACACATGCAGATCACCGAAGAGGCGCCAACGGCACCCAGCGTGTACGCCGACCCGGGATACCGGACCGACCGCCAACAGCGGTACCCGCTGGACACACTGGCCCAGGCGCGCACCACCTGGGCGGTCCTGGGCACACCGGAGCTGGGTGAGAGCTACACCAAGGCTCAGCACGTCCGGATGCGAGATCGGGTGCGCCGCGCGCTGGAGCGCCACGGTGCCACGGTCGACGCCACCCAGGGTTGGGTGATTACCCCGGCCACCGCGGTGGAGTCAGTCACCGAGTACGGCGGGGACTACCCCGATGCCCGCGGTTCGTTTTCCGTGTCGATTTCCAACGGCACGGTGGACATCAGCGTTTCATCCTGGCGGATCGATCCGACCGACCTAGAGGTATGCGCGCGGGCGGCCATGGAAGGCGCCTGCCGGGCGCTGGCCGCCATGGACCCAGACGCAGACGGCGATATCGACATTCCCGGCGTGGAAAGCGCGCCTGCCGATGCTGTGACTGAGCACGACACACCGGAACCCACTACGGGCCCGGGTGAGACGACAGAACAGGAGATTGGCACTGTGGCCGATCAGCCAACCACCGGTGCGGCCGATGCGCCGCAGACCACCACTCCCCCCGCGGGTACTCCGGCTGCCGAAGCTCCGGCTGCCCCGGCCGCTGCGCCTGCCCCGGCTATTGCGCCCGGCGTCACCCTGACCGATGACCAGTTCAGCCAACTGTTGGCCAAACTCGGCCAACCCGTGGCCGCGCCGCCAGCGGCACCGGTGGTCGAACAGCCCGCCGGTGAGCTCGTAGGGGCCGGTGCGCCTGCTGAGAGCGCGTCTGCCGCACCAGCCGGTACTCCGGCACCGGTTGCAGAGACCGAGGCCGACCGGTTCGCCAAGGCGGTCGCTGAGGCAGTCAAGGCCGCCCTGCCGCTGGCCATCCAAGAGGCAGCCCAGCAACCGGGCGGCACACCTGCCCGCAAGGGTCTGGTGGCGCCGGTCGGGGAGACCGCGGCCACTACCACGGCTGCCGGAGACACCCAGTACCCAGAGGGCTGGCCGACCGATGAGACGGGCGAGCCGGTGGCACCGCACAAGCTGCCCCGTGACCAGGCCGATCGCCTCATGCGCCCATCGCTGACCGCGGCGGTGCTGCGCGGCCGCATGGCCCCTGGGCAAGGCTGATTCACCGAGTAACTAAGTTTCCTGACCGCCAGTAATGCGCTGGTGCCCTTTGGTGGCGCAATGGTCGATCCTCTGTCAAGCCATCAATGAAGGGCATATCATGTCTTCTGAGCTGCGCGAGGCACTGACGGCTGCGGGCGCCAGTGCATTGCTGCCAACAATCATTTCCCCCATGATGCTGGAATACCAGCGTCGTTACTCGCCACTGGTGCGGTCCGTGCCGTCCATGCGGTGGGGTGGAGATACGTATTACTTCAACCAGCGCACCGTCAACCCCAACGGTGGATTTGTCACCGATGGTGGCGCACGCGTCGTGTCCAACAGCACGTACGTGCAAAACTCGTTCCAGATGAAACATTTTCAGACAGTCGGCGCGATCACCGGCTACGCGGAAGAGGTCACCCGTCAGGTCATCGGTGACCTGCGTGCCAAGGAAATCGAGGGCACGATTCAGGGACAGTACTGGGATATTGAGCACGCCCTGATCTGGGGTAACTCCGGTGCTACCCAGTTCGGACCTTATCCGCAGTTCTCCGGATTCGACGCACTGGTTAACACCTACTCGGGCAGCAACCAGAACGCGCTTGATTACGCCGGTGCTGCGCTATCGCTGGCAGTGCTCGATGAGTTGGCCGACATGGTGGAGACGAACGCCGCTATGTCGGTGTTCGACTCCAGCTGGATGTTCGTCATGTCCAACACCGCGGTGAGCAAGATCGCCCAGCTTCTGCAGAACCAACAGCGATTTGTGGACAAGGTCGAGGTTGCCGCCGGTCTGATCATCCCCACCTACCGGGATATCCCACTGGTCAAGTCCTCGATGCTGTCCAACCGCACCATCTCCATGGGCACCGTCACGCCGACCACGGCCACCACCGGCGGCACCCTGGCCGCGGGTACCTACCGCTACCAGATCTCTGCGGTCATTGCCCGGCAAGGGGAGATCGGTGCCTCTGCGGAGGTCTCCCAGGCGACTTCCGGCGCAACGTCGACTACCACCATGTCATTTGCCACGCCGTCCGGGCTCGACGGCCTGGCCCCCACGCTGTACAAGGTGTACCGCTCGGCAATCGGCGGGGTCGCTGGATCTGAGACCTTGCTCGGTGTGGTTGACGCTGTTGTGGGACTGGCCGCGGATGGCATCACGCCCATCCTGACCACGTCCATTATCGACACCGGTACCACCCTGATTCCACAGAACGGTTCCACCCAGCCCGCCCAGAACCCGGCGGTCTACCAGGGCGGCAACGTCAACCGGTTCCCCTCGATGGTCAACGGCGCCGGTGCTGCCGGGTCCGGCCAGAACGCTGCCGGTAACACGGAATCGATCTACCTGATGGCCCGGGATGAGAACTTCCTGTGCCGTCCCTACGTCCGCGAGCTCAAGCCGCTGGACATCTACCCCACCACGGCGTCTCCTGATTCGCTGCCGTACGCCCTGACCACCGACACCACCTTGGCGCTGCGCGCACCCAAGTACATGGGTGGCGCTTTCCGCGTCGCCGCCAAGGTCTGATCCTTTATCAGGAGGCCACAGTGCCATTACTGCGTAAAGCATCCGGGGGCGCCACGGTGTTGGGTTACACCTGGGCCCGTGATGGCGCTGTGGTCGAGGTCACCGACGTAGCCGCGCTGATTCTCCTGCGCATTCCGGACAACGACTATTCCCTAGTTGACCCGGTGGCACCGTCAACATTCTCAGAAGTGGTTAACGACGTTCCGGCGGTCAACGCACCTATCCCGCGTCGGCCGCCAACACGGAAAAAGGAGTAGATAATGCCTCAGCAAGTACGCCGGGCGCATGCCGGGTGGGATGACGAAGGGCACCACTGGGAGAACGCCGGGGACGTCATCACGGTGAGCGATTCCCAGGCCAGCCGACTGCTGGCCCAGCCCGCGGTGCCGCTCTACACGCTGGTCGAGCCCGGTGCCACCGTGGAGGTGGAGCAGGGCGACCCGGCGCAGGCCGACGACAACTCAGCCCAGGCCAAGCACGAACGGCGCCTGGCCACCGGCTCGACACCGAATGACCCCCGGCTCAAGACGCCCAACGACAACCGGCCGGAGGATGGCTCGCCCAACACCCCCGGCAGCGGCAAGGCGGACACTCTGGCGTCCCCCGGGGCCACCTCAGCCGATGAGGGCCGGGGCGATGTCCCCAAGGGCAAGCAGGCCGACCTACTGGAAGGCGCACCGGGTGAGGTCGACAAGACCACCGGCACCTCCGGCAGTCGCAGCAAGGTAGTCGGCACGTCGGACAGCAAGTAACCACAATGTGCAAGGGGGTCGGTTATGCCGCTCGATCAACCGACCCCCTTGTGCACTCCCGGCCAGCTGGGCAGTGGTGCATTCGCCGACCTGATCCGGGCTTACGCCGGGGGATCGATCAACGACATCCTGTATGAGGCCAGCCGGGCCTGTGAAACCGAGATCACCCGCCGGTTGATGCCGTTCACCATCACCGAAAGCCACCGGGCCGATGGTGTCGACCCGGACGAATACACCGACGCAGCCAATCTTCCCATGGACCTGCAAGGCGCGCTGGGACGCTCTTACGCGTCAAGCCTGGGCACGTCCACTTTGGTACGGCACTGCTGGCTCAATGAGTACGCACCGCAGTACCAAGAGATGTGGACCTACTCCAATGTAGGCATCAGCATTGTCCGGTCCTACGGTGGTGGGCAGACGCTCACCGGGTCCAATTTCACCGGACCTGATCCGGACACCGGACACCTGATGTTCAATCTCGGGCAGTTTATCCCCATCGGCTCGTGGATCTACGTAACGTATTCCGGTGGGTACACCACCGTGCCCGCTGACCTAGTCCGGGCGTGTAAATGGATGGCAGCGGCCATTGTGTGCCGCGAGATCGATCCCATGGGCGCCAGCCACGGGCACTCCCCGGCCGAGCTGGAAAGCCTCGCAGTCAGCTGGCTGGGGCCCTATGCGCGCAGCTGATCAGCTCACCGCAAGGCACAGGTAGAACAGCACCACGATCCACACTAGTGCCTCTACCAGAGCCATAGGGGGCAGAATACATGGTCTGGGGCCCCAACTCGCACAAGAAAGGCCGCAAGGTATCCGCGGCAACCCGGGCCAAACTGTCCGCAGCGGCTAAGAAGCGAAAGGGCACCCACCACAAAGGGCACCCGATGTCCGCGGCCACCAAGGCCAAGATCTCGGCTGCGCTGAAGGGCAAGCACCATGCTGGGCACCACATGTCCGCGGCCACCAAGGCCAAGATCTCGGCTGCGCTAAAGGGCAAGCACCATGCTGGGCACCACATGTCGGCCGAGACCAGAGCCAAGATCTCAGCCGCGCTGCGAGCTCGGCACCCAGGCGGGCCCAAGCAGCGGGTGAACATCACCGGGCGGCATCTCTCAGCGGCAGCCAGAGCCAAGATCTCGGCCGCGCTCAAGGGTCGCCATCACACCAAGGGCACGACGCACCCGGCGGCCACCAGCGGGCACGGCACCCGGCACCGTGGGGTCGGCCCGGTGCATCACGTCATGCACGGGCTGAAGTTCCACCACGTCACCGCGCGCACGTCCAAGCGCCGGGTGCACATGGGTAGCCGCAAATCGCTGATCTCATCGGCCACCCATCACACCTACAAGGGGTTCGTGCACACCAAGACCCGGCACAAGCGCTATCACCCGGTACTGCACCGCAAGACCCGTGCGCACCGGGTCTGGCACCGGCGCCGCCGCAAGTGAATGTCAATCCTTCCTGACTAATCCTTGCGGTTCAGGCATATAGATCATGTCCTGCTGGCACAGCGCCAGATCGAGGTAATCCGCGTGCACGTAGGTGGCAATAAACGGGGTGGCGGCTAAGTCGCACCCCGCGGGTCGCGCATGGTTGAGCTCGGCCCGTGCTAGTGCCACTTCCAAGTTGTCCGTCTCGGTGATGAACAGGCATACGACCTTTCCTAGCACTGGCTGAATGAACACCAAGTGCCACCAGTGACGGGGGTCGGGTGTGGCCAGCACCGGGGCATCCTCCCACAACGCACAGGGGCACACGTGACCAATAACGCCGACGCAGTGACTCGGGAAGCGGCCTTCCTGTCTACCAGCGGTGACGGGCTACCCGCGCTGTTGCGGTCGGCAGGCGGGCCCTGGGACATCGTGGCGGGCTACTGGCCGCGCACCCCGGCCACCCGCCAGACCGGCATCTACCTGATGCGGGCCACGTTGGTGGGCGCGCGGTTCTCCAATCAGCGTCGGATAGAGACCCATGATTTCCGGGGGAAGCTGCGCTGGCCTATCGGGGCCACCACTACCTCCGTAGGTATCTGGGAAAATGAACAGGCCGCGTTCGACGCCGCGATCCAACTACTCACCCAGCGCATTTACGGCTATCTGGGCGACCACACGCACGGCAACCGGTTCCTATCGGTGGCGGAAGCGCCGGAGCCGGGCCGGGTAACAGTGCATTTCGATGACCCCGAACACACCACAGCACAAAGCCCGGCACTGTTGAGCGCCACGATTTCCTACAGTGCGGATGATCCTGACTTCACCATTTAGAAAGAGAGGGGCAGCCGTGCGCCAGCGTAATCCCGGACCGTACACCTATGACTTGCCCACGCTCGGCGTTCGTTTGCTGCCGGGTGAGGAAATCGATCATCCTGACGCATTGGCCGGATGCGTTCCGGTTAATGAGGACGGCGAAATCGTGGCCAGTTCCGGTGACCGGAACGCCAAGGAAGTGATCTGATGACCCAGCTTTCACGCCTGGCGACCCTTGGAATGATCAAGGAAGTCACGCCTGGCACCTACCTTGCTCCTTCGGTGTACATCCCGTTCACCAAGGCTGACTACGAAGACGTCACCACTCCGCTGAAAGACACGTCCTACCGTGCCAACGATTCGGTGCTCCAAGGGCTGTACCCCGGACCCATCGAAGCGGACTGGTCTATTGACCTGCTCGCCTACCCCGATCTGATCGGGCATTTCCTGCGCGGTGTGGTCGGGCCGGACACAGTTACTGCTGGTGCGTCCACCACACAGACCGGCAGTTCCATTGTCGGGGATACCACGCTGAACGTGACCAGCGCTACCGGCATCGTGGTCGGCACGTACCTCAGCCTCGATACGGCGGGACTGCAGGAATACGTGTACGTCAGTGCGGTCGCCGGTACCGTCCTGACCGTTACTACGGTCAAGGGCTCGGCTGTGGGCATGACCAAGGCGCACACCACGGCGGCTGTGGTCGCCCAGACCACGCACACGTTCAAACAGAACCCTGCGATTGCCCGGCCGTCCTATTCGCTCTCGGTGTTCGACACCACAGCGGGGGCCCCGGCCACCCTGGGCTACACCTACGCCACGTTCTCGGATGTGCAGCTTAAGATCGATCCCAAGGCCACGGTATCGCTGACCACCAAGCTGAAAGCACAGCAAGGCGTACAGCAATCCACGATCACCCCGGTGTTCACCGCGCTGGCGCCGTTGCTGGGCTGGCAGTGGACCATGACCAACGCCGGTGCGAGCTCCACCCGCGGGCTGACCTTGGACATGACCATCAAGCGCCAGATCGAGGCCATCCACTCCAGCAACGGCATTCAGTCGCCGCGTGAGATTTTTCAAGGCGCGCTGGAAGTGGACGCGACGTACAAAGCGATTTTTGAGAACACCGTGGATCTGCTGCTATTCCAGAACTACGTGCAGACACCGACCACAGCCACGTTGTTGCAGCCCGCTTCGGCCGGAGGGGCAAGCCTTGCGCTCACTATGTCGCAGTCTGGCTGGCAGAAAGGCAAGCGTGAGTTCGGCTCTGTCTACGTGGAGGCGAGCTATTCGCTCAGTGGTATTTACAACGCTACCGATACCGGGTCGCTGTCGGCAGTGCTCAAGAACTTTATTACTACTACCTACTAGGAGGTGCGCTATCGCCGGGTATGCCAATAGGGTAATCCACCTGCCCTTTCCGGAGTTGAGCGAAGATCCGGAGAATGACAAGATCTGGGTGTCGTTGCGCAATCCGCGACTCGTACCACCGGAGCAGTTGCGGCCCAAGGGTGTGGCCACTGATCCTGCCACTGGATTGCCGTTGGATTCCGATGCGGCCGAAACGGCCATGTACGCGGTGTTCGCCGACCTCATCATCGGGTGGAGCGTGTACGACGCGTCGGTGCTGGCCATCGATCCTGACACCGGTGAGCCACTCGACCAAGCCAAACTGCCGATGCCGCCCACGGTGGCCTCAGTGGCCAAGCTGCCGTCCGTCATTCTTGGTGTTCTGGTGGAAGAGTTCACCCAAGCGGCAAACCCTCGCTAGGGCCTGGCGAGCCCTATTACGAGGACGTAATCCTAGTCGCTGAATCTATCTTTGATGGGACCTGGGCCAGTGGTGCGGCACCGTCTGAGTTAGTTGATTTCCTGCTCATGCACCCGGATGGCATGGGTTGGTCATGGCAGGAATTGGACGCCACGCCGATCTATGTAAAGCGGTACTGCTGGGATCTGTTGCAGATCCGGATTGCTGCGCAAAACGCCAAGCTGGATAAGGGCAAGGGGGGCAGCCATGGCGGCTAGCGTCGAGCTCGCACCGGGCATGATGACCGCGCTGTTCGCCCGGCTGGGCCTCGAAGCCCACGCTGCGGTGGCCGAAGCCATGCTGCCGCTGGCCCTGGCCGTAGAGCGGCAAGCCAAGATCAACGCTAGTTCGGGTGAGCACGCGCTGCGCACCAAGACACCGGCCAGCCGGGGCAGCGGTCCGGCCCGGATCTCCGGCACGCTCGTGCGCTCGATTACCCACTCAGAGGTCACACCGAGCGTGGGCGGGTGGGAGGTCAAGGTAGGCACTGCCGGGGGATTATTCCCCTATTACAACCGGCACACCCCGTCGAGTAAGTACGGCTATTACTTGGAAACCGGATTGCGTAACGGCGCTAAATACCCGTGGCTGGCACCCGCAGTGCACATGGTGGGTGAGATCTCAATTTACGCCATCTTTGCCGCTGCATTCGCCAAGCTGAGCATCTAGAACGGGGGCGCTATGGGTGCGGGCGCCATCGCAGATCTGTTCGTCCTGCTCAATGCCAAGGATATGGGGCTTATCGCCAAGTTCGGCGAAGGCGGCGCGGCCGGTGAACGCATGGCGGTGCAGGTCGCTGCCGCCATGGCCGAGGTCGAAGCCTCCGTGGCCAAGGTGGCCGAGTCCACCCGCATGGTGGTCACCGCGGGCAACGAAATGGCCGTGTCCTGGGAACGCGACATTGCCGCAATGCGGGCGGAGACCGCAGCACTGGCCGAAGGAATGGCAGCGGCGGAGGTCAAAGCCACCGCATCGATGGCTGAGCTCGACGCGGCCACCGCAGCCCAGAGCAAGCGGTTTTCCATGCTGGGTGAGGCATCAGGGATCAGCAATAAGGCCCTGATGGGTGTCGGTGTGGTAGCCGCCGGTGCGGGCATCGAGTTCGCCAAGATGGCCGGTGACTTCAACATGGCCACCACCCGGTTGGTGACCAGTGCCGGTGAGACGAACAGCAATCTGCAGATGGTCCGTGACGGCATCCTGGCCATGGCCGGGTCTGTCGGGTATTCCAGCGAAGAGCTGGCAGCGGCCATGTACAAAGTGGAGTCCGGCGGCCAACACGGTGCAGCCGGGTTGAAAGTGCTGCAGGCCGCGGCTGAGGGTGCTAAGGCGGAGAACGCCAGCCTGACCACGGTTTCCGACGCGCTGACCAGCGCTATGGTCGACTATAAAGTTCCGGCGGATCAGGCAGCCACGGTCACCAGCAAACTGGTGGCGGCCACCTCGCAAGGCAAAATGACATTCGAGGAACTGGCCGGGTCCATGGCCGCCATCCTCCCGGTGGCGTCGGCCAACCACGTTGCGCTTAACGACGTTCTGGGTGACCTGGCGAGCATGACGGTGCACGGCATGTCCGCGCAGCAAGCCTCCCAGAACCTGGCCGATGCCATTCGACACATGGCTGCACCAACCCAGGTGCAGGCCAAAGAGCTGGCATCACTGGGAATGAACGCCACCGAGGTTTCCAAGTCCCTTGGTGAGCAAGGTCTGTCCGGGACGATCAATACGATCTCGGATCGCATCCGCTCTCAAATGGGTCCGGATGGCATGGTGGTCCTGAACCTGACCAACGCGCTGAAAGGGATGACCCCGGAAGTACAGAAACTGGGAATGGAAGTGCTGAACGGCACCACCACGCTGGGTGCGTTCAGCAAAGAAGCAGGCGGCTTAGACGTCATCTCTGGTAAGCAAGCCAAATCGTTTGCCGCGCTGGCCGGAACAATGCACGGAATTGGTACCGAGGCCAAGTCTGGCGCTGAGGTCTACCAGACTTATGCCGGTGCCATGCAAAAGGCCATGGGTGACGCCACCGGAATGAACGTGGCGTTGATGATTGGTGGGGAGAATGCCGGAGTCACCGCTAATGCTATCAAGGTGGTATCCGGTGCCACGGCTGACGCCAGCGGGCACGTCAAGGGCTTTGCCGAGATTCAGCAGGAGTTCAATTTCAAGCTGGCCGCGGCGAAAGATGGGCTCGGCGCGCTGGCTATCAGTATCGGGGAAAAACTGCTGCCGGTGCTCACCCCACTGGTGGGCATGTTGGCGACCGGTGCCACCTGGCTGGCCAACCACCAAGCCGCTGCCACTGTGCTGGCGTTCGTCATCGGTGGAGCTCTGGTGGTCGGTCTGGTGGCCGCCACGGTGGCCACTTGGACGTGGTTTAGCGCCCTGGCGGCCACGAACCTGGCGCTGATCGGCATCGAAGCACCGTTGTGGATCGTGATCGGCGTAGTAGCCGCGCTCGGTTTCGCCGTTTACGAAGTGATACAGCACTGGCAGGGAATCGCCAACTTCTTTAAGGGCTTGTGGCACGACGTTGTTGCGGTATTCGAGGGCGCTAAAGATCTGGTGATGGCACCGATTCACGCCATTGCTAAGGCGTGGGACGCGTTTGTCGGTGGCTTCCAGAACCCAGCCGCCAAGCTCGCCGACTCGGTAAAGGGCTTCGATCGGTTCTTTATCAACATGGGTGAGTCCGTCAAACGCGGGTTCGACAACGTGGTCAAGTTTTTCTCCCAATCACCGGCTAAAATGGCGTTCGAATTGGGTCAGGGCCTGGGTAAGGCCACCCGCGTGGTGGTCGATTTCGTCACGTCACTGCCCGGGCGTTTCACCAACATGGAGCACTTGCTGGTACAAAAAGGCAAGGACCTCCTAGTCGGAATGC